GGTAGTTGAATCACTAGACGAGGCCCAAAAGATCGTCCAGTTTAACAAGTTAAATAAGATGTTAGTAGAGACCTCAGTAGCGGACACGCAGGAGGACCTATTACAAGTAACGAACAACGTAAAAAAGAGGTTACGTAACGAGGTTAGAAAGACCGTAGCAGAAGTAACACGCTCGAATATGACTCGAGGCGTTAACGGTAATAAAACAATGAACCGAGATATACTAACGAAACTTAGGAAAAACCTCGGAGAGACGTTAGATACGGGAATAATCGACAACGCTCGGAGACGGTGGAAACCCGCCGATTATGTCGAGACGGTGACACGTACGAAAATGTTAGACAACTACCGAGAGGCTCAGACTAACGAGGCGATCGAACGAGGAGCTAACTACGGAATTATCAGCACGGCGGGGAGCAAGGACGCTTGTAGATACCACGAGGGGCGGATAATTAAAGTCACACCCGACGCGGGCGGGAACTACCCGACCTACGAGGAACTTAAAGCGAGCAATCAGATTTTTCACCCTAGATGCGTTCACCATTTTACTATTATACGAGACCCTAACAGGCTCCCAACCGATACACAAAAGACGGCGGAAAAGCAACAAAAGCGAGGAGACGCCGCCCTCGCGTCGGGAAAACGGAACCCTAAAGAGGTCGACTAAGGGCTAGAGATATTATTCTCGGCTCTTTTTTATATCTTAGAGACCAAGCCCCGCACGGTTACGACCACGGGGCCGCATTAACTATGCCTACCACGGGCTTATAATACATGAGGTTAAAAACTACGTCGTAATGACGGTAAAAAGGAGAGCTATAACATGGCGGTAGATAACACAAACAAAGACCCAAGTCAAGACCCTAACACGGACCCGAATACGGACCCGAACCAAGACCCGAATACGGACCCTAACACGGACCCAAATACGGACCCTAACGAGGACCCGAACAAGGACAAAACACTCACGCAGGAAGAAGTAAACGAGATCGTTCAGAAACGAGTTAACGATACTAAAGCGAAATACTCCGATTATGACGACTTAAAAACTAAGCTCGAGAAGTACGAAAACGACGAGCAGGAACGAAAACGTGCGGAGCAAACCGAGTTAGAAAACGTACAAACCGATTTAAGTACGAAAGATCAAGAGCTAGAAACAACTAAGCAGGAACTAGAGAGAATACAAGCTCAGTATAAACAGGATAAAATAAGCCAAGCGTTCGAGAAACAAGCTCGAGAGGCGGGTATAGAGTACGTCGACGACGCTAAGGCTCTAGCGGACCTCCAAAACGTAGAAGTTACGGACGAGGGCGTACAAGGTATCGAGGAGATCGTTAAGGGGCTAGTCGATAATAAGCCGTTTTTATTAAAACAGGACGACGGCCAAAAACAGATCGGACAGCGAAACAACGGAGAAAACAATAAGAACGACGAGTCAGCCGAGGAACTACTAAAGAAAGCGTCGGAGAAAGCTCGTAAAAGCGGTCGGTTAGAGGATAAGATCGCTTATGTCAATCTTAAATCAGAACTAAATTAAACTAATAAAAATAAGTTAAGGAGTTCCTACGGGGCTCTTTTTAATTAAAAAATATCAAACGAAAAGGGAGAGTTATAAATTATGGCTAAAGTATATTCTAACGACTTAATCGGTAAACGTGAGTCGGTTGTAGACGAGTTCTTAATGCTAAACGAGCACCAAACACCTCTATTATCTATGTTAGGTTTTTCCGATAGCGTAGGGAGCGTAGAGCACCAATGGTTCGAGGACGAGATGTTCTCTTACGAATCAACAGCAGGAGCGGCGGTTACAGACTACGCGACTACTATTACAGTAGCAGACGGCGAGGTTTTCCGTGTCGGTCATATCATTAAGGCGGGCGAGGAACTAGCGAAAGTTACAGCGGTTAGCGGTAACGATCTAACAGTAGAACGTGCGTATGCGTCTACGACAGCGGCTCCGATCGCGTCGGGCGATACTATCGAGGTTCTATTTACAGAAGGTGAAGAAGGACAGGACGCACGACAAGCACGTTATAAAAAGCGTACTCGTAAGTCTAACGTATCTCAAATCTTCGACGACTCAGTAGAACTAAGCGGTACAGCTATGGCGGTAAATCAATACGGCGTAAGCTCTGAGTACGAAAAAGAGAAACAGAAAAAACAACTAGAGTTAGCTCTACAATTAGAAAAAGCTCTAATTAATGGCGTTAAGTTCGAGAATGGTACTACTCGTATGATGAGAGGTATTCGTAGCTTTATCGAGTCTAACGTATTCGACGCGGCAGGAGAGCTAGTAACAGATAAACGTATTAACGATACGTTCGAGGCTATCTATCAGAGCGGTGGGTTCGAGAAAGGAGCTAATTATAAGATTATGGTTCCCGCGTCTCAGAAAACGAAAATCTCTAATCTAAATAACGATCAAGTACGTATCGACCGTCTAGATAACGGACGCGGTCAAGTAGTCGATCACTTTATCTCAGACTTCGGACAAGCGGAGATCGTACTAAATAACAACCTAGCGGCGGACGAGTTAGTTATTACAGACACTAACCGAGCTAGTATTAAACCGTTACAAGGACGTGAGTTCGGTCATACTTATATGGGCGTACAGGGCGACTATAAACGCGGTATGCTAGTGGGCGAATATACTCTTGAGTTCTTACAAGAGAAAGCACACGGTCGTATTAAAGGCTTAAAGAAATAGCCTAGAGATAACTAGGGCTCGGGCTTAATAGCTCGAGTCTCTTTTTTATTATCACGAACAAGTTAAGGGAGTGATCTAATGGCAATATATCGGAGTAGATATGAAAAGCTAGGCTTTACGGTGGACGGAACGGTTAAGCGTTTTTCTAATGGAGTCTATGAGACTACTAACAAGGCGGAGATAGCGGTATTAGATAAACTAACGTCAGCTATTAAAGAGCCCGAGAAAAAAGCGAAACCCGATAAGACTAAGGAACCCGCAGAAAACGAGGAACCTAAGCAAACGAAAAAGCCCACAAGTAAGGCGAAAGCTAAAGCGAAACCCTCCGAAAAATAAAGGAGTGTAGTTAATGACTCTAAGCACAACGGACGCTACGTCTCATATCGAGGGCTTTATCATAGATAACGCCGATTGGATAGAGGCGGAAGAAACTAAGAAACAACGTATTCTAAACGTGTCGGAACGTACCTTAGTCGATTGGACGAACGAGCGGCTCCCTAGACTTATAGCGAAAAAGCTCAACAAACCGATAGAGGACGTAACCGAGTCGGACTATACCATACCTAACGAGTCAGTATTCGAGTTATCGGCTATTTTAGCTCGTGTATTTAACGATACAAATACAATGCAACAGCAAGGAATGGCGGGTTTTTCCGTTACTGGAGTCGGTTCTTTTACCTTTAAGGAGAATAACGTATCAAGTGCGGCGGGCCAACCGTTAGACGACTTTATAACCCGAGAGGTTAAGAAGTATATCGAAAAAGCTAACGAGATTAAGTTAACGTCTCGAGTTATTAAGGACGTGCTAATCTAATGGCCATTATAGCGTTAAAACAAGAGATAACGGTTTATAAGGTAGCGAAAAACGGACAGCTCGACAGGTGGGGGAACCCTACAAGTCCCGAACCTATCACGCTAAAGGCGAGAGTAGACGAGGGCTCTTTTCTAGTTAATGACGACAACGGCGACGAGGTAGTCTCCGAGGCTAAGGTATTACTAGACGGCTTAACTTATATAAACTATGCGGACGAGATCGAGTATACTAACGAACTTAATCACACGTTACGACGGGCCCCGAAAAAAATCTCGATAAAACGAGGAATGTCGGGTAAGCCAATGTTAACGGAGGTTATGTTATGAGTTTAGTTTTCGATAGTTCCGACTTTATGAGTGAGACGAAACTAGCCGAGAAGTTCTCGGAGATCGCAATTAATGAGGAGCTCGAGGATATAGCGGACGATCTTATAAGAATATCGTCTAATATAGCCCCGATCGCGGTCGGTACACTTAGAAAGTCACACTCGAAAGACATACGAAAAGAGCGAGGTAATCAGCTAGTCGAGATCGCGTTCTCAGCAGTCGAGGAGTCCGCTATTTACGGTATGTTTAACTATGCTTATTGGACCCACGAGATGGATTACAACCTCGGAGATCGGTCTAGTAATAGCGAGGGGACAGACGGCTACGACGTAGGTAATAAATATATCGAACGCCCTTTATACGGCGAGGCAAATAAATACCTCGAGTGGTTAGGCAAAGCAATAAAAAGGAGCGTAGAGTAAATGAAAGTACAAGAACTAATAACATACATTAAGTCGCTTGTAAATTACACTTACTACCCGTTCTCGTTCCCTAAGACGTCTAATGACGAGGTAGCTACGGTAGTATTACACGCGGGAACCCCTAAAGACGAGGACACTCAAGTATCGTTCCCCGTTTTTCAATTACGAATTAGAGGGGCTCCGAGAGACTTCGAGACAGCAGAAAACAAAGCTCACGAATTATTTAACGCTCTAGCAAATAAGAAAAATATAACGATAGGGACGCAATCGGTCGTAATCATCAAACCGAACGGTAGCGGTCCTTATTTTTTAGGCCTCGACGAAAACGAAAGGCCTATATTCACTAGTAATTTTAATATGGTTATCAGACCATAAAAAACAAGAGGAGGCTACAACATGGCAGGAATTAACGTACCCATCGGACCCGCGGTCGTAGAATACGGAGACATAGCGGCAGACGGTTCAGTTTTCGATATTACAAAAGGCGGTATTCAGTTCTCAGCGTCGACGACTACGCAGGACGTAACAGTCGACCAGTACGGAGACTCAGTCGTAAAGTCGATTTTAAAAGGACGTTCGGCACAAGTAACGGTTCCGTTCGCATTACACGACCTAGAAAAGCTAGGAGCGGTTATACCTAACGCGGACTACGTACAGGACTCGACAGCAGGAACGGCTAAAGTAGTAGTTAAATCGCAAGCAGGGTTCGACCTATTATCAGCGGCTAAGCCGTTAGTAATTAAACCGACAGACCCTAACGCGACGGCGGACGACTACGTGACTATCCCGTTAGCGGGAGCTATGGCGGACCCCGACTATACGTATAACTCAGATAACGAGCGTGTAGTAAACATCACGTTCACAGCGTTCCCCGACGTAGATAGCGGCGGCGAGCTATACATCTTAGGAGACGAGTCAGCTACGCAATCGTAGGATTAAGTAACAACGGGAGGAACTAGGGCGATCTAGTCCTCCCTTTATTTTTGTATAAGGAGGAACCCCCACAAATGAAACCCCTATTATTAAAAACATTTATGAAGGACACGGAAACAATGTTAGGCGATAAAAAGGTAAAAATTGAAAAGATAACCCCTCGAGACTTTAAGGCCTTGTTCGGAGTAGTTGAAAACCTACCGAGTCTAATTATTAACGTAACAAAAGCCCCGAGAGGTCAAGAGATGGAGTACCTACTAACGGCGATCGACATAGGACTAGACGAACTATTATCGGTTGTATCGGTACTAACCGAGATAGACAAGGAGTACCTAATCGACGAGTGCGGTATGGACGAGGTTATCGAATACTTTGTAAAGACGGTCGACTTTAACAACCTCGAGACTTTATCAAAAAACATCAAGAGCCTACTACCGACCATGAAGGAGGAGAACGAGGAGACGTAGTAGGCGAGGAAGAACCCGACGAAAAACTAACGGTAGACGGTTTTTTATTAGACGCGGCTATTATTCTCGGGACAACGCAAAAACAGATCGAGACAGAGTTTTACATGGTAGACATATTCGACGCGGTACGTAAAAAGCGACGTAATAATGCTCAAGATCGGTTACTCGATTTACAGATAACAAACTCTCGTTATATGGAAAAAGAGGCGTACAAGGAGCTAATTAGCTCACTAAACAGAGCGGCCGAGTTAGATAGTAAAGTCGATAAGTTCGACCGAGGAGTTATGGACTCGTTACACGCGTTCACAAACAAGATGAAACAATAAGGAGGTTAAACAATGGCTAAAGAGGCAAACGGCGGCGAGGTTCGGGCTAGGCTTACGTTAGATAACTCGCAGTTTAGGCGGAATATGAAAGACTCGCGGAACCAAATGGGCGGCTTAGATAAACAAGCGGAAAAGAATCAACAGAGTTTTAAACAGATCGAAAAAATGGCGAAAATGGCGGGCCTAGCGGTAGCGGGTATCGGAGCTCTATCGGTTACAACGGCGGCAAGGTTCGAGCAAAGTATGGCGAGAGTCCAAGCCGTCTCGGGCACTTCGGGCGAGCAGTTCGAGGCTATGGAGCAAGCCGCAAAAGACGCGGGTTCTACTACCGTATTCTCAGCGAACCAAGCGGCGGACGCCCTCTCGTACCTATCAATGGCGGGGTTCGAGGCTAAGGAGTCGGTCGAGGCTTTGCCGAGCGTTCTTAACTTAGCGTCAGCGGCCCAAATGGAACTCGGAGCTAGTGCGGATATAGTGTCTAATATTATGACAGGGTTCGGACTAGAGGCGGAAGATACCGACAAGGCGGTCGACGTCTTAGTCGAAACAATGACGTCAGCTAATACGAACTTAAACCAACTAGGCGAGGCTATGAAGTACGTAGCTCCAGTATCGGAGTCGCTAGGTTGGTCTATGGAAGAATCAGCGACAGCGATCGCGAAAATGTCCGACGCGGGTATACAAGGCTCGCAAGCAGGAACGGCCTTAAGAGCTATGTTACTATCACTAGCTAACCCGACAGGACAAGCGGCGGACGCAATCGACGAACTCGGATTAAACATGGAGGACGCCGAGGGGAAAATGCTACCTTTACCCGAACTAGTCGGAGAAGTATCGGAAAAGTTCGAGGATATGTCGGATAAGCAAAAAACGGCTTACGCTCAAATGTTAGTAGGACGAGAGGCGGCGAGTGGGTTCTTAGCGGTTATGAAAGAAGGACCCGAGTCACTAGCTAATTACACGAAAGGTCTAGAGAACTCACAAGGAGCGGCCGAAAAACTAGCGGAGACACAAAACGATACGCTAGTAGGTTCGTCTAAAGAGTTTATGTCAGCCCTACAAGCCCTCGGAATCGAGGTAGGCGAGGAACTTATACCCGACTTTAAGATGGTAGTAGAATCGGCTACCGATATAGTGCGGGCGATCGGCGACGTTAATCCCGAGTTAATCGAACTAGGTTTAAAATTTACAGCGGGGGCGTCCGCGGCGGTCGTAGCAGTCGGAGCTATTAGGAAATTACGTGCGGCTATCGCATTATTACAAATAGGTTCGGGCCCTATCGGTTGGATAACGTTACTAGCGGGAACTATCGGAGGACTAGCGGTAGCAAGTATCGACGCCAAGGAAAAAACCGAGGAGTTAAAAGAGGTTAACTTAGATAATATCGACGCCATGAAGGAAGAAGAAAAGACCCTCAATAATAATAACAGTAAGTACGAGGAACTACGATCTAAGAGCGACGATACTAACAAGGTACTCGGAGACTTCCTAGACATACAGTCCGAAATAAATAGATCAGCGAGTGAGGATAAGATCGCTAACCTACGAGATCGTCAAAAAGAACTAGCCGAGGAGTCGGGTTACACGGTCGACGAACTTAAGGAAATGGCGAAACTAAATGACGAGTTCGTCTCGAATAATGCCGAGGTTGTATCGGCACACTCAGACCGAGGCGAGGCGATCGCAGGAAACACGGACAAGTTAAGGGAACAACAGGACGTTTTACTCGAGAATATGCGAATAGAGCTCGAGCAACAAATGGAGACAGCACGTACACAAGCGGCGGAACTAGCGGACGAGTACGATACCTTATAACGAAAGCATGAACAAAAAAGCGGAAACTTATAACGAAAACCGCGAGAAAGCGATCGAACTAGAGGACACGATCAAACAGAAACAAGATGAACTAGCCGAGGCGATCGAGACAGGAGATCACGCTCGAATAAGTGCGGCGGACGCGGCCCTAAAGAGAGAACAAGGGAGACTAAAGACCGCAGAAGAAACTCGAGACACGGCTAAGGAAACTCTAGGCGAGTTAACAGAGCAGAAAAAGGAACTAGACGAGCAGTTCCGAGGCTACCGCAAACTATTCGACGAGGCCGTTAATATATACCTAAAACAAGCGGATATAAACGAACAAGGACAGGCGGGTATAGACCAACTCGACGAAATATTAAGGAAAGAGTCCGATCGGTTCTTAAAACTAGAGGAGATAAAGGGAAGTAAGGAAGGACTAACGCAGGAGCAACAAAGGGAATACGAGAAACTAGGGCAATCTCTAGGCGAGTATAACAATATTAAAAATAGTATCGAGCATATTAAGGGCGTCCAAAAAGACGTAAACGTCGAACTAGACGGGGCGACCGACAAGTCTCGAGATATGACAAGTATACTAGGTGGAGCCGATACTAATATCGAGATAACAGGACTAGACGACCCGTTAAACGTAGCTAGAAAAATAACGGGCGAACTCGATAAGGGCCACACTAAGAGCGTAGTAGTAAGAGACACAGGCCTCGACAATCTTCTTTATAACGTTAATAAAGAGGAAGAAAAAACGGTAAACGTTAGAGAGAACGGACTTAACTCAGTTATGCGAAAAGCAACAGAGCCCGCGTGGAAAACGATATGGTTAAGTCCTAAGAAAAGCTCGTCGTCTCTATGGAACCCGTTAAGCGGGTTACGTCACAACGGCGGTACGTTACACGAGCTCCCACGTTATCATAACGGCGGCAACGTAGACGAGGAACCCGAGCAACAAAGCTCGATACAAAACGCGGTTAGTAATCTAGGGGCTCCGAAACATAACGAGGTAGACGCTCGGTTACTACGTGATGAAATGGTATTAACGCAAGCTCAGCAGTCGAACCTTTTCCAAATGGTAGATACGTTCGGTCAAATGCAAGCGGCGGAACTTAGGAAACTAAACGAAAGCGGCACGACCAAAGGCGACGGAGATACAAAGATAAGCGTAGGAAGTTTAGTCGTACGCGAGGAGGCGGATATAACTCGAATAGCCGAGGAGTTAGACCGACTCAAGTCACAACGTAAAAGACATACGGGGAGGTAATTAAATGGCTATTAAAGGTTTTTCTTTTAAGGGCGTCCGTTCGGACGTCTTTTTCATTGTAAATAGAATAAAGCGATCAATTCTACCAGTTATTAAACATAATACCTCAAAACTACCGAATAAGATCGGCGAGTTAGACTTAGGGACCGAGCTAGGTATGCGTCAATTCGAGGTAGACGTTACGTTAATTAAAAATACGACCGAGGAGGTTTACGATCTAATCGAGGAGTTATCGGGTTGGTTAGTTAGTGATGACCTCGAGGAGTTCATAGACGATAACAAACCCGACAGAACGTACAAAGCCCGACTAGTAGGTTCGACAGACTTAGAGCGGTTAGCGTCCTTCGGTGAGGGAACGTTGACCTTTGTATGTCCGAACCCGTTAGCTATCGGAGATCATATTAGTTATGCGTTCCCTACGGGTTCTCAGTCGGATATATCAGTCGACAACTTAGGAAACTACGAAACAGCTCCGACTATTAAAGCTACTTTTACGACAGCGGCGTCGAGTTTTAAAATAACACACGTCGAAACAGGAAACCACGTAGAAGTCGCTAACTACTCGTTTAGTTCGGGCGACATTCTAGAGATTGACAGCAAAAGCCAAAAAGTGAAGGTAAACGGTTCAATCGCTATGAGTATTCTTACTTTTACTAGTGACTTTATTTTTCTAAAAAAGGGCGGGAATACGTTTAACGCGGCGACCTTAGATATAGCAGATATAGAAATAAACTACGACGAGCGGTTCTTATAAGTGTATCAGTTTTTAGAGAAAACATGCTTACTAAAGTAACCTAAAGAGGAGGTTAAACAATGGATAGTAATAACATTCTAATATTAGATAAGGACACGAACTTACTAACTATCTTAGGTAACAGGAGCGAGAAAACATGCCCGTTTTATAACGCACCATATCTAGACCAACAAAACGCGGTAAATTCGTTCGAGTTTACTATACCGACTAGTCACGACGACGCGGTACACGTAAAAGAAGAAAATCACGCGTTAATTAACGTCGACGGCGTTTTTAAGTTATTTATTATTAATAGAGTAGTAGACGAGCACGAAAGCTCTTTATTCTCTCGGATAACGTGCGAGCAAGCGGCGTTAGAACTACGAGACGATTATATCGAATCTCTAGAACTTGAGAACGTTACTCCGAACGCGGCACTAATCGAGGTATTAAACGGCACTAGATGGGAACTAGGTACGGTCGATAACTTCGACTCCGACTCGATCTCGTTTAGGTATACCGACCCTATGGCGGCTATTCACGATATTACGGAAAAGTGGAACGCTAACGTAGAGTTTAGAGTCGAGTTTACGGGTTCTAACGTAAGCGGTAGATACGTCGACATTAAGAAACCTATTGCGAATTTTAACGGTAAGAGGTTCGAGTTCTCTAAAGATATGACCAAGATTAAGAGGACGGTCGAAAGTACCGACGTTAAGACCGCAGTAGTCGCGATTGGTAAGAGTAAGGAAACCGAGGACGGTAAGGAACGAGTAAATATTAAAAATGTAGTATGGGACACGAACGCGGGCGACCCCATAAACAAAGCGAGCGGAATCGCATACGTAGAGGACCCCGACGCCCTAGTGAAATACGGTCGATTAGACTCCGACGGTACTCGACGTAATCGTTTTTATATTTTCGATAATGGAGATATAGAGGACCCCGAGAAGTTAATTCACTCAGCATGGGCGGACCTACAAACACGAGCGGCTCCGAGAATAACTTACGAGGCTAACGTAGTAGATTTATCGGAACTAGTCGGATTAGACCACGAGGGAGTTAGGAAAGGCGATAAAGTTCTAGTAATAGATAGGGAGCTAGGTATTCGAGTAGCGGCCTACATTATCGAGGTTAAGAAGTATATAGGAGAGCCCGAACGTACGGAGGTTAAACTAGGAAACTTTTTACCTAACTTTGTCGACGAGAGTATCGAGCTAGAGCGGGTTACTTCGCGTCTTAACGATAACGTCGGAATATGGGACGATAAACGAGGACAAAGCGACTCAGTACCGACTAGTTTTCTAGAGGGTTATATTAATACGTTACAAAACGAGGTCCGATCTAATAACGGTTACGTCTATATGACAGATAGTGACGGTATTTTAGTATTAGATAAACCACGAAACAATGACCCTACGAAAGCCATACAGCTAAAGGGCGGACAGATCGCAATAGCAAACGGTAAGAACTCGGACGGTTCGTGGAATTTTAGGACGTTCGGAGATGGTGACGGGTTTACGGCCGATCTAATAACGGCGGGCCGTATGAAAGCCGATCTATTACAAATAGGTGGCGGAACTATGTACGATAATGGTTACGACCCATCTACTAAAGAGACGCCCGACGGGGCTCAGAATAAAGCGGACGGAGCCGAGAGTAACGCTAAGGACCACACGCTCACATATGCGGAGAAAAAGGTTATACGACAGACTACGGCTCCAAGCGATACCGAGGTTTTATGGATAGATACGAGCTCCGAACCGTCTATCGTTAAGCACCATAACGGCTCTAGATGGGTTAAGGGAGCTCCGACGACAGCGAACGAGGTAGGGGCCGAAACACCTTCGGGAGCACAGTCGAAAGCAGATACAGCGGAGGGACAAGCGAAAAGTCACGCGGATAGTGCGGCAAGTACGGCCGAATCTAACGCGAATAACTATACGACAGACTACTCGGAAAAGAAAAGGATAGAATCGACCACGGCTCCAAGCGATACCGCGGTACTATGGATAGATACATCAACGAACCCTAACGTAGTTAAAAGGTACAACGGCTCTACGTGGACTAAGTTATCTCCGACGCAAGCGTCAGAAATCGGAGCCGAAACACCTTCGGGGGCTCAATCTAGGGCCGATAGTGCCGAAAGCTCGGCCAAGTCTCACGCGGACACTAAAGCAAGCGAGGCGGAAACTAACGCGAAAGGTTACACGGAGGGTTGGAGTGAACAAGGAGCCGACGTAACCGCTAATAACACAGCTAAGTCGATTGATCTTAAAGACACTAGAGACGACGACGAGTCGCCCGATTGGTACTACAATAACTACCCGAGACAAGTAGTTAGTGAGTTTAAACGTGCTAGTTCAATAGGCGTCAACGGAGGCGAAACCTATGGAACGCTTATAACTAGAGTTCAATGGACGGGTAGTTCGGGCGGCAAGGTTAAACAAGAGTTTACGTGCGACGGTGATATATTTTATAGACAGGGTACGGGTACTAGTTGGGACTCGTGGAGAACGTCAGAGGACACGAAAGGCTCTCAATCTAAAGCGAACTCGGCCGAGTCTAACGCGAAAGGACACGCGGACTCGGTATCTAGTACAGCCGAGTCTAACGCTAAATCTCACGCGGACGAGGTCGCACAAGCTAAAGCCGATCTAGCCGAGGAACAAGCGAAAGCATACGCAGACGGCGAGGTCAGCAAGGAAGAACAAGCTCGTATAGACGCGGCGGCGGCCGATCTAGCGGAGGC